AGCCGTGAATCAGGTAAGTTCTTACGTTTATATGAGAAGGGTCGTGCTGAAGGTGATCCGAATGATAACTGGCAACGTGCTGAGGTTGAATTTAAGTCTGTAGATCGTGTACTGCCATTCGATATGTTACTTGCGCCCAGTGAATATTTTATCGCTGCTTATCCATGCTTTAAGTTTCTTGCTGAAGATATGCAGCCAGCCCGAATTGAGACAATCCAGAAGACTGCACAGATTAACTTTGATACCGCTATCAAGAATTTGAAGCACCAGTACGGCAAGTACATCAATATCTTTAAAGAAGTCTTCGAACCTGAAGAACTCATCAATTTAATTTCTTGCTCTGATCCGCTTGCGTATCCAAAGCGTCTGGATCATGTGCTTATAACTGCTCGGAGAATGTAGCAATGATGCAATTTAAAAACAAAGTAACCATCCTTGGTGCTAAAGCTGTTGATTTTAAAACAGATGATGGTCGTCATTATGATCATGTAGCTTTGTACTGCCTGATTCCATTGGATCAGTCTCAAGGTAATTCGGTTGGTAATGCCTGTGAGACTTTTAACTGGCAAGACCGTACAAATTTGACGTTATTACGTCAGCACAAGTTTCCATTGGAAGCAGATATTACATTTGAAATGGTTACTTCAGGCAAAACAACTAAGTATGTTGTTAAACACGTAGAGCTACCAAATCCAGTTAAATCAGTAGCTTAGTATAGGAATCTGGGCAGAAATGCCCAATTTCGCATAATGTATAATATGTTAAAAATCAATAACTTAGGTGAATTTTAATGAGAAATATAACAGCTATAACGGGGGATAATCAAGTCGAATGTCCTAAATGTTTTTCATATTTTCACCGCCAGTTTTTGTACTTTCACATGACTAAATGTCGTGCTTAAGGAATTTTAAAGAATGGCTTATCTGTGCAAAACAGTCGATGAAACCACTAAGGCATGTCTGGAATGGGTTCAATTTGACTTAAGCGGATTGGCTATAACAGGTTGGCAGTCGTCACTGATTATCATGGCAATTACCAGCTATTACCTCGTAATGTGGTTATTAAGACAATCACGTTATTCAATTAAATAGGGTGAATTCAATGAATGAATTACAAGTAATCGAAAAAAATGGTTCCCAGAAACTTATCAATACACGTCCAGTACGTGCTGGGGTAGTAGCTGGGCTTTTAACAGTTTTGGCGATGTCTAATGCCAATGCTGCATTAGAACTTGATACACAAGGTTTTATTACTGACATCGGTACAGCAGAGACTTTTGGTATTGCGATTGGTATTGCAATTCTTGGTTTTGTAGCTGTTCTTGCGTTGGTCAAGAAATCTCGTGGTGCGGTGAAATAAAACTGACTGCGGGCGCGCTGAGAGCTCGTGGGAGCGATTGGCGCGCATGCAGGAAGTTTAGGTAAATGCTATGGACGAACCTTCAATTTTCAACTGGATAATAGTTTTTATAGCCATTGTTGGCATACGTATATTGTTAAAATAATCAAAGGAATAAAAATAATGATTCATCGTTTAAATATATTTTTATTGTCTTTGCTTATTTGCTTTTCACCAGTCTATTTAATGTCTAAAGCATTTGCAGCTACTCCTAAATGGGTACTTGAATATATAAAAGTTGAAAAACAAGTTGCTGAAAAAAAAACGGTTGCAGGCTTTACTTGTTAAACAGATTAATGAATCTGGTTCACTTCTAAAAACAACTGCTGTTGTTGAAACTGTACCTACGGCTTCAAAAGTCGGTACTTCAATGCTTAAGCGTGTTCAGCATGTTGCAAGAACCCCAGGCGGTGCAGCCGTAGGTTTTTATGCTGTCTCACAGCTGTTAGAAGGCATCGGTTGGGTGATGGAGGACGGAACTTATGTAAAGAAGATTAAAATAATTGATCCTAGCTCAGATTCAGGCTGGTCTGAAGTTAATGTAGAAACAGATCCCAGACACGCTACAGCTGAATTAGCTTGTCAATATTATGCAGCTAAAAACAAAGTAAAGTTTCATCATGTTTATCAGTTCTCGGATAGAAATGCTTTATGTTATCGAACTGAAACTGAATATTATCTTCAGTTGACTAAAACTGAAAAACCGCCGGTTTTTGATACAAAAACAGTTCCGCTCACTGCTACGCACCTCGGTGCTCTAATGATGGGTACAGGCTATAAAGACCCTGACCCAAATTTTAACAATGATTCAATTAATACCGGAAATTGGACCGGTGTTCCAGAAGCTTATACACCCGACGCATCAGGCGTTGGTAATGAATTATATGAATCTTTAGAAGCTAAAGCTGATAATGCACCGCCCACACCAGACAACAAACCGGCTTATCCGGGCGATAGCAGATATAACAATGATCTTTCAACTAATGATAATGCGAATGATCGTAGCTGGGGCGATGAGGGTACAAAAGGTGATTCTACTGGTTCAACGACTACAAACCCGGAGACCGGTGAACAGACAACAAACACTGAATTTCATTTACCGCCATTTTGTTCGTGGGCTTTTACAGTCTGTGAGTGGTATGAGAAATGGCAAAAAACAGATACTAAAGTTAATGAGCATTTAGACAGGACCAAAGAACATCAGGAAGAAGAAAAAGGTTTTTGGCAAACAGTAAAAGACTGGTTTGATTGGTCTAAAGACGATTCTGATCTGCCTGATCGTGATGATTCTGACTTAGATGCTTCTGTTGAATTTGAAGAAAAAAAGGTAAGCATTAACGTTTCTGCTCAATGTCCTGCGCCTACCTATGAAACAGTTTCATTGCATGGTGTTACTGCTCAGGTAAAGACTTCTGATTACTCATATATTTGTAATCTTGACTGGCTCATTAAGCCATTTGTTTTAGGCTTTTCTATGGTTTCCGCCTGTTTCATTTTATTCGGTTTTCAGCGCGGGGGCGATGATTAATGGGTGGCTTAATTTATAAGGTACTCGATTTATTTTCGAACAATTTTATACGTCAAATATTAACTAGTTTAGGCATTGGGATAGTCACTGGCTTACCGTTCTATATCATGCTTTCAACCTATATCTATAAGGCTGCTTCACATATTGAATCTACGCCTTACATCGGTCTTATGGCTGTATTCGGCATACCTGAAGGTTTTGGAATTATTTTTACAGCAATTATGACGCGAGCTTATTGGGAATCAATGCGGCCACGTCTAGCTAAGAGGTCTTAACAATGCCTGTTTTACTTGTTACTGGAAAGATGGGCCAAGGAAAGACCCACTTTGTAATGAAAAAATATGTGACTGAAGCTGTAAAAGCTGGTCGTCCTGTTTATACAAATATTGATGGCTGCACATTAGATGTTCAGCCCATTCCTGAAAATGAAAAAGGCGAATTAGATTGGCTTTTAACGCCTGAATCTGATGTAGCCACCGGTCAGAAAGGTGCATTAATTGTTTATGACGAAGCACAACGCCAAGTAGATAAAAAAGGTATTAGATATTTTGCTTGGGCTGCACGTGAGAAAATTTCAAATCGTGATGTTATCCGAGAGCTTGAATATCATCGGCATTCAGGCCGTGACATTATCTTTATTACTCAATCACCTAAACTTTTGCACCTTCATTTGCTTGAGCTGGTCAATGAGCATTACCACTGTACACGGTTAAGAAATGAGAAACGATCACAGATTTCATTGTGGCGATCATGGCAGGAAAAACCTGACTCATTGGCAGCTACAGAACGTGCAGAAGATGTTTTTTTTCAGCCATTCGATGAAGAAACATTTACTAAGTATAAATCTACTGAAGAAGTGACAGACGGTAAGGCACGTATACCGGGCTATATGTATAAACTTGCTGCAATAGCAATCGTTTGTTTTCTTATAGCAGGTGGACTATTAATAAATCTTTTTGGTCACTTCTCAAATGGTCATAGGATTGGACAGGATTCTATTGATAAGCAGCTTGCTAAAGTTAAAGAAAATGACAAAGTGAATGCAGCGCTCTCTCCAGGGCAAAAAGATTTACCTGATGAACTTCAGAAAAAAATTAATCTTTGTATGAAAGATTTTGGTTGGAATGCTGAACAGTGCAGAGAAGCATATGACAAACCTTACCTTGAAGCTAAGCAGCAACGTTCTGAACAGACTAGCTCAAATACAATGGACAAGATTGTAGCTAATTATAGTCCAAGCAAGCCGTTTGAACCTGTTAATGTACAGTACGAAGTTACTGCAAAACCTGTCTTTAGTGGTTGTATGAAGAAAGGCAATAAGTACGTTGCTTATAGTCAGCAGGGAACAATTTTGCATGATGTATCACAAGACGATTGCAGACGTGTTATGGAAAATGGTGATAGACCGTTTAACTACTTTCAGCAGCCACAGCAAATACAGCAGCAACAGACTCAAGCTGCTCCAGTAAACAATCAAATGACTGCTGAACAGTATTACAAGTATCTGCAATACGTTGAACAGACACAGCAGGCACAGAATACAGTTGTTCAAACACATACATTAACTTCGTCTGGTGCTTAATATGAAAATCTTCATATACATTCCTCTTGGCTTGATATTCTCTATTTCATTTTTAGCTCTTATACCGTTTGTTCTCTATTGGCTTTCTCAATTTTTTTATTTGATTGGAGGACTATTTGATACTTATTGCAGTTATTTAGCTCACTATTTTGAACAAGAATTTGTTGAAATGATTGCATCTTTTTCTGTCTTATTTTTCATTTTTTCTTTTATTGCTTTTATAGTTGTTTTAATCGAAACGTTTTTTGGGGTATCTGATAGAGCATCTTAAGATGCTCATAAGCTTTTTAACAAAAAAAGCTTATCGATCTGCTACGCAATGAAGAACACTAGAAGAAAAATATTAAGTGAGTGTCTACGAACTGACACAATGACAATATGAATATTTCCCCCTCTGACTACGCTTTTGCTTTTACTGGAGAGATCAATGGATTTTACTAAAGATGAATTAGAAGATATTTATTTAACTTATCTTTCTCATGGTGTTTTAGATAATTCTGTTATTAAGAAAATTGAAACTTGTTATGTGTTTTGTCCGATCTGCAATAGATTGGTAGAGCTTCATGAATCTGAATATCATTTTGAAAGTCACAATGACTGATTTCGCATAATGTGTGCAGGATTATGTTACTTGCACTTCACATTGCTACAAGTAAAAAGCCTAGTGGTATCTTTCCAGTAGGCTTTTTATTTGTCAATGTTGCTACGATCAGCACAGCAGAGAAGGGCATTTAACATTAATCTGCATTATGCGAAATTAATTATCTTAATTTATCCGATTTATTAGTCTTCTTTTCCTAATACTTCAGTTCTGTACTTTATTACTTCTTCTGCTTTTAAGTTTTTTAGATGATATTTAATTAATGCGTGTATTACGTCGCTTTCTGCCATAAGTGTCTTTTTTTGCACTACGAATTTCATTAGCGCTTCTTTTACATCCTCAACTTCTTCGCTACGTATTTTGTAGACTTTACTCATTTTTAGGCCTGTAACTAAATAACTAGGTAACTTTTCATATATTAACTTGTTTTAACAGTTGACAAGTTACTTAGTAATTTTGTTTAATCTTTTAAACCAAGTTACTAGGTAACTTTTACTCATGATTGATAAAGAACAGGCTTTTGAAGTCGTCTCTAAGATAGTTTTCGACAGGGCAGTACAAATGATTATTTCAGGGAATCCTGCTTATGAATCAGAAGCTGTTCTGCATCATCTTGAAATGTGCATGGTGGAGTGGGGCTATAAGTCAGCTTCAGTTGCTGAGTACTGTGATTCAATTCGTGCTGAGAATAACAACTTTAGAGAAATGGGGATTTGCTAATGGGTCAGTATAAAAAACAACCAAACCCCACTGCATTACGGGGGGGATTAAAAACCCCCATTAATAAGATGGGGGTAACGGTTTCTGATACGCAGCCTCAAGATGCCGATCTCCCGTTTCAGCGGCATGAACTATATACAATTCCATCAACTCACATGCTTATGACTAATGATGGTGTAAAGCATGTTGAATTTCGCATGCCTGCTGACAATGAAATTGCTGTTATCGACTGGGTTAACTTCACCATTGGCATAGAAACAATGGGGGATAAGTTCTGGCAGGAAGATGAGTTCATTACAGAATCTCATCGTTTTACTGCTGCTGTTGATGCTCTCGATATTCACCTGGAGCATATATTCGGATTTACAACCAGTTCGTGTCGTCATAAGGGCCTAAATTTCTATGATGAAAGCTATGTGCTAGGTGAAGACTTCGGTTTTATCTGTATTGGTGGACAGAGAAATACTGTTCTTATCATGATCAATGGTAGAGGTTGCAACTTTGCTAAATCAGGTTGGGAATTAAGGCTTTATCACTTTCTTGTATCACTTGCGAAGCGACCTAAATTGACGCGTGTAGATATTGCTCATGATGACTTTGAAGGTAAACAGATCAATGTTGATTGGGGAAACATGCAGGATGGGCTAGGTGGCTTTAGCTGTGGTAATCGTGCTCCAAATATAGAACATAAAGGTAACTGGAAGCGTCCTAATGGTCGTGGTCGTACTCTAACTATTGGCAGCCGTGAATCAGGCAAGTTCTTACGTTTATATGAAAAGGGTCGTGCTGAAGGTGATCCGAATGATAACTGGCAACGTGCTGAGGTTGAATTTAAGTCTGTAGATCGTGTACTGCCATT